GTGTCTTTGTAGTGATATTATCATATTTATCTTTTATAAATTCATAACCAGTAAATTCTCTCCATGTATTAGGTGTTCTATCTATATCTATATAAATGTGATTTAAATTCTGTAGCCATTTCACACCGAACTCTCTTGATTTAGGTCCTTTTTCAGCTAATTCAATATCTAACCCCATATCATATAACTCATCAACTATTCTTTCATCTATCTCACTTGTTATTCTTTCATCAATATGAGTTTCTTCTTGACAATCACGTATTCGATTATAAATTTCTTCAGTCTTTAATCTGATCTCATATCTTTCACCTATGCAATATAAATCTTTATGAACTTTATCATAATACCATACTACATAAGCTGTAGGGTCTGGTCTATAACCAAAATCTAAACCACATGCAAATTCATCCCATGTACTAAGAACTTTCTGATCTATATTATCATATTTATACTCATAAATATTAGTGAATACTTTAAGATCATTATTTCCTGGAAGACCTAAAATTCTATGTTTGTATTCTTCAGGGTTATTAATCTTCATATAATTTATGTCATCCCATTGTGCTGGAGTAGTCCATTCTTTTGGAATATCATAAACTGTTGTATGAAGATAATAATAATCAGGTCTCTTAGTACGAGATCTAACTGTGTACCAATGATTTGAATTAAATGGTGCATTAGAAACATAATAGAAATTGAAGTATTTACCGCCCCTCATCAATGTCATATTAGTTTCTTGAATTTGTGTATAACTATCAAATTCATCACATTCTTCATAAATACAATTTTTGAAATATGTATTAATTCCAGGTTTCATTGATTTAATCTTCCTATAATCATCAGGTGAATTTAAGGAAGCAAATTCAATAGTCTGGTTGGTACCTATAACTTTAATTCTTAATGGTGATTTAGTCCAAGTGAACTTATCATTTGCATTAAGAAAATCAATTGCCCATAAGAATTGATTGAAAACAGATCCTTCTAATGTTTTTTGAAATCTTCTTATTGCAATTGAGGAAGCGTGAGGATCTTCTAACATGTCTAGAATAATCTCAATTGATGCTATTGATGATTTAGCACTATTTCTTCCTCCCTCTAAATAATTATGAGTAGTGAGATGCCTCTTTCTATTTAGATGGACTTGTCTATAAACTGGAGCTATTACATCTGTTAATTTTATATTACTCATCTACTTCTTCCTTTTCATATTTTGAATTATCATCATTTATATCATCAATAATTAATATCTTTTCAAAATCATTTTCTTTATTTTCTTTATCTAGATCATTTAAAGCATTGATAGCATTTATTCTTTCTCCGAATGTAGGTTCTACTTGAACATAATTAACAACTCCTTGTGTAATTCTTGCTTGTTCAATAATTTTCTTTCCTGATGCTATTTCACTTAATATAATTTTTCTTTCTGTAATATCTAAGATCTTTTCTTTTGCATATTCAATTTTAAGTTTATCAATAATGTCTTTATTGTCATTAATCATTTTAATAGTGTCCATATTAAGATCTATTCCTTGATTATTAAGCCATGCTGATAAGTACTCAATTAAAAACTTTGCTGTTTTTTCATCAACATTTTCTTCTTTAATAATTCTTTTTAAAAAATCAGTATCAGACATTTATGATCCTCCTATTATTTAGTTCAATATAATTATAATGGAATGGTCCAAAAAAGTAAACATTGTTTAATGCATTTAATCTCAATAAAAAAGATCTATTTTTTAATAGATCTATTTATGTCTTTTAATTAACCATCTTGTATGAAGTTTTTGAATATTATAACCTCCTGCTAGAATTACATCTATATCACAAGATCCTAATTCTCCAGTAAATTTGTAATAATTTCCAGATGATTGAATTGTTAGTATTTTTCCAATTTCTTTTTCTACTTTATTTTGTAATTTATTAAAGTGTTGATCTACTGAAACTTTAATACATTTTTTAATATATTCTTCTTCTTGGTTTCCATGATATGTTAGTCCGTAGAAATAAGTATTTGAATATTTGAAATATTTATAATGATTAAAGTTATCAGATCCTCCTTTTGTTTTCCATATTTCATGAAGTTCATCTAATTTATTTTTGTATTCTTTGTATTGATCGTAAATAGCATTTACTTCATTCTCTTTCCATATTGTAATTTGTTCTAGTTCTTTCATTTATGATCTCCTCCTATATAATTAAATATTTTTTATTTATTAAACTTCTTCAATAGTTATAATATTAATTTGAAAATCTAGATCATTTACTTCTCTATCTAAGTACCACATTAGATCAACTTTATGTTTGTCCATATAATTAATTATTGCTTGAGATATAAAATTTTGTAATGAATAATCTCCTGTTCTTCTAATATAATCTTTAATTTCAATTAACATTTTTCTTTTTAATTCTATCATATTGATCTCCTCTTTATTTTCTTCTATTATTTTTTTATTTTCCACTTACTTGTATCTATTCCCATTGCTTTTAATTCTTTTGTAATACTATCAATTGCTTTTTCTGCAGTTTCTCTTTCTCTATCACTTGTTGCTTCATTATATCTTCTTCTTGCTACATCTAAATCGCTTTTATATCCCCATCTTGCTCTATTTCTTGCTTTTACTTTTTCCCATTTTATTATATTCTCTATCATATTGATCTCCTCCTATATAATTAAATATGTTTTATTTATTTAATTATACTTATATTATATCACAAAATTCTATATTTGTAAACAGTTTTTCTATAATTTATTATATATTATTATATATATTTTTCTTTTATTATTCACCCGTAGAATTTTATAAATACATATAAAAAGATCATACTATTATGGATCCCTTGACAAATGGTGCTGTAAATGTAGTTCTATGTAGTTCAATGTAGTTCTTAATAGTTCTCTGTAGTTCCTTGTAGTTCATATAGTTCTATGTATTCGAAACTTTTGACTGTTTTTTCAAATTCTTAAAAAAGCTAAAATATAGTACAATGCAAAAGAGAGTGAACTACATAGAATACATTGAACTATACTGCCGTTTGCCTAGGTGGAACTGTCCTGATATAGTTCACCCTCTCTTGTAATTTTCTAAAATTCATATTCACAAAGAGAGTTTTGTAAATATATTTTCTAAAATATGAAAAATTTATTTTTTTCCATTCCAATAGTAATTTGGATCATTTTTCTTAATTTCATCACGTTCCTTTTGTGTCAAGCCGATAAATCTTCGATCTATTGGAATGTAAATAAATTGACGTTTACAGTCAACCTGTTTTCTTCTTTCTTCCATCTCTCGTTCTTCATGATCTGTCATTTGAAGAAGAGCTATATCTTCATTAGATAAACCTTTAATCTTAGTACTTTTAGTAGCACCTTCACTACTTATATTATAAGATCCTTTATTCTTTAGAAATTCATCTCTTAAAATTTTTTTATTCATATACTATCCTCATACTTTCTTTTACTAAATAATCACATAATTCTTTAGGTATTCTTGCCTTATCTTCTTTATTCTTTCTACCTTGTGTACCTGTTCTTGATCCTCTAGGGGATGCTTCATGACAAGGGTCCCCATTCTTACACATTGGTTTTAACTTAAGATCATTCATGTTAGTGAATAAATCGGTAGGTTTTCTTCGATTATCACCATAAGCACAATATGTAATAGAATATCTTATTCCCTTAACTTCTTCTAGAAAATCATTAATATAATTCATCTTTCTAAACCCACCAATAGGATTTTCTATGATCCAGACTTTAGGTTTTAATTCTTTAATCATTTCTAATATATATACATTCATCTCATCTGAAAATCTAGCTAAATCACTAACAGGATCTAAATTTCCATTCTTATTTTTTATTCTATGATATTTAATTCCAGCAATAGAATAAGTTTTACATAATGGTTGAACTACTATCACATCTACATCTCCTGGTTTCAAATTAACTGTTTTCACATCATACCAATATAAATCTATTACATTAGCACCAACATCTCTAAAAGCATCTCCTAATGAATTTGTAGAAGCATATATACTAAGTACGTTCATTGAATAGTTCCTCACTTATATCAAAATGTTGAGTTTTTCCCTCATAACATAAATTTTTTATAGGATCATTATGAGTAATTTGAATTATAACATCTTTGATTTCTTTCATTATTTCTTTAGTTTTCCATAGATGAGCATTACTACTTAGTATATATTCTATATCAATGTATACTCCTATGAAATCTCCAAAGTGAGCATAGTCCCAGCCTATGAACCATGTATGATCTATTAATAACTTTTCATCTTCTAAGAATAAATATTGTTGTGAAAATGTTAGACCTCCATGACAATTAATATCATCAATCAAATCATAATGCTTCATATAATATTTTGAGTTCTTAGGAATTTCTATATAAGCACAAGGATGTGTTCCCATACTAACTATATAATACTTATAACCTTTGTATTCTCCTGATGCTAATAATTCTGATTTCATTTCTTTACTATATATCATTGGTTTCATTATCTTCACCTTCTAATACATACCCTAATTTTTCTATAAATATATACATATTTTCTGGTGCTGCAAATTGCATACTTATATATATATTTTTTATTCTATCTATTCTTTGTTCTAACTCATATATGTGGTTTAAAACTAATTCAATATCTTGGCTGTTTAACATAGGTTCACTATCTTGCATAAATCTATCTTTTGTATATTTAACCATATAATTTAAAACATAATCTAAATCTCTATTCATTATCTTCACCTCTTAATATTTTTAATACTTTTATTAAGTTTGTTTTATCAAAATCATAATTTGGCATATAGTTATTTATATATTCTATTGCTTTATCTATTTTTTTTCTTAATCTTCTATTTTCTAATTTATAACATTTATTTGCACCTGATATTTCTACTATTCTTTTCTCTAATTCTTGTATATATAATTTGTTATTATCTTGTTTTAGTTTAATAATTTCATATTCTTTATTACTTATTATTTTCATTATCTTTCATCTCCTCTTTAAGATCTTTAATAGCATCAATGAAGATTTGTGATACAGCTTCTATATGTGATAATAACAATTCATCATCTCCTGAATTTATATTAAAAATAATAGCTAAGTTTTCCCCATAATAATCATATTTAGCTAGATAAGCTTTAATCATATCTTGTGCAACATTCACATTACTACTTTTATAAACTTTAGCCATTCAATTTCACCTCCCTATGTTTCTCATAATATCTTTTTGAACATTCTCTTTGGATTTATATATATCTCTCATAATTCTTAGATCGATACTTCTTGTTCCATTCTCTGTGTTGTTCTAAATATTTATCATAATTCTTTTTAATATATTTTTGTATGATCTTCTTATGTTTTTCTTTATTTTCTTGTTGCCATTTTTTATGATAAGCTTTTAATTCTTCTAAATGATCTTGTCTATATTTCTTCATATATTCACGATGGCGTTTCTTTTTTTCTTCATCCATAATGATCCTCCTTATTTATTATGTAATAAATTTAGTTGTGAGAAGATGCAACCTACTGCACAATGTAATGCCATTGAATTAGTATCTCCTCTGATAGCTGAAAGTATTGCTAATAGATAAGATAACCCTGATAAGATGTAATTTCCAATTTTAATTAATTTCATATTAATACTCCTTTCTTATTAATTTATATATAATAACTATGATTGTAATAGTTAATATAGCACTTAATATAATTGCTAAAATAGCCATGATAGTATCAAACATATTTAACCTCTTAATAATTATGGTGCTTTTGCCAATATTTCCAAGCTGAGTTAGGATCTTTATATCTTCCTTCTATATATAATATACCTATTCTTATTTGTTCTTTCCATGATGTCTTATATAATGATCCACCTTTTGAACATGGAACTAATTGGAATAAACCACAAGCTCCAGATTTTTTATTAACATTATTAGGGTTCCACCCACTTTCATGTATCACTATTGAATAGAATGCTTGCCAATGATCTTCTCCCCACTTGTTAATAACTTCTTGGTGAGCATATTCTATCACTTCATTTCTATTGTATTTTATATTAAAATTACTAACTTTCTTTTTAGTTGTTTTAATCTTAGTTGTAGTTTTTATAGTTTTAGTTGTAGTTGTTGTAGTCGTATTAGTTGTTGTAGTTGTTTGATCCCTATTAGTAGTAAAAGAAGACATAGCTTTCTTATTAACCATGTCTTCATTAATTAAATTATTTATTAATAAGATCATTGGTATTAGTGCTATTAATATAGATATTAGTATTTTGTATTTTAGTTTCATAAATCTCCATTTCTAATATCAACCAATTCCCCTATTATTTTATTTATATTTATTAATATAATTATTTAATTCTTTTATATAAAAATCTTCAATCCCTTCGATCTTTATATAATTTGATAATTTTAATGATGCTAACTTATTTCTGATCTCATAATTTTCTAATTCATCCCAGTTCATTTCTTTTAGATATTTAATATCTCTTTCTATAGAATGATAGTAATTTAATGCATCTTTAATTTCCCATTCTGAAGTTAATTTATAAATAGTGTCTGAATTTTTAAATTCTTCTAAAGCTCTTGTACCTATCATAATTTCTTTTAATGATCTCTCTTTTAATGGAGTAGTGTCTGGTTTCACTTCTAATTCTTTATTAACTTTTTCTTCAACTTTTTTCATTTCTTCACTAATGATCTTTGCATTTTCAATTACTTTGTCTGGATCTACTTCATAACATCCATTAAATTCATCTGCTAATTTGAATAATTCATTAGGTACATCTTCATATTGTAAGTGTCTATCATAATAATTAATTCTTATACTTAAGAAATATTCCCCTTCATATTTAGTATAAGTGATTTCTAAATCATTATAATATACTACTTTAAATTTAGTACCATCATCACGGAAGTCTTTGTCTTCCCTTCTTGTACAACCTCTTTTTGTTAATTCTCTTAAATTAAATTCTTTCATATTTTTCTGATCTCCTTTTCTATAATTAATAATTTATTTATTAATTATACATATATTATATCACTATAATCATGTTTTGTAAACAGTTTTTATCAGAAAAATTAAAAAATTTAAGAGCCTATAATTTTCTTTTATAAGCTCTTAAGTTTTGTTTCTTTCCATTTTCATATCTGGTACTGTGCTTCATTTCATAATAATTCTCTAATGTTTTATTGAATTGCTTAGCGAAGTTATTAGTATTCTTTTGAGGTTTTCCTTTTTCTACACACCATAAGCAATAAGTTGAATAAATATCTTTAAATGTAAGTCCTTCGATTTCTACATGTGATAGATCATAACTAACTACATTCTCATATTCATCCTTTTCTACATATTCTTCATCCAAGTAATTGTCTAGTATAAATTCTAAACAACTATTAATACTTAATTGGTATTGCATTAATAATAAACTTGATTTTTCAGATGAAGTAAGTTGACCTCTTTCATAAGCCATTCTCCATGCTTCAAGTGATTTAGTAACTAACCAAGACATTCCCTCTTCATCTTCCATTAATTCCCATTGTAAATTAATATTAGGTTTTTCTACCTTATTATCAAAATCAATGAATTGTAATCTTCTAATAATTCCATGTGATGTATCATTGAAATAAGGCATCTCATTAGAAGCAATGATCTGAGTACTCATTGAAGTAGCTGTATAAGGGTTAGCATACTTTTTTGAGACATTATATGATCCTCCTCCAACTATAGTTTTAAAAGTATCAGTGTCTTCAAGTCTATTCTTTCCTAAATCATCAACTATATTACAAAGTCCATCAAATACTTCAGCAAGACTAAATATATTTGAGAAATCTTTAAGTGATACTGTTGAGCACCACATTCCCATGATGTGCTTTATTAATGATAGCAATACTGATTTTCCATTTCCTCCTGATCCAAGAAGAACAAATGCTTTTTGAAATAATACGTTAGGAACTAATGCACAACCTATCATTTCAAATAATTGTGCTTCTACTCTTGGATCATTAGCAGCACAGAATTCAATGAATTGTTTTACTTTTCCATTTTTTTCTTCATAAGCTTTAACATGATCTTCATCTAAGTAATCGTAATTATATTTAATAACACATAATATGTTTCGGTCTACTTCACATGTTTCTCCAGTGAAGATGTTATATAATTTATTATTAAGTATGATGTAATATCTATTGAATTGTTTCTTTTCAGCTTTCAATTGTATTTGTGTCATTAGCTCCCTTCTTTGTGATTGTAACGTATCAAAGTTAGATAGATCATTGAGAATATATTTTTCAAGTAAATCATCATTGATGGTATACCTGTCTTCTACTTCATCATAGAATATAAGTCGGTTATTATTACTAAAGATGTTATATCTTTCTATAAACATATCAGAAGTCTCATAATACTTTAATTTATTTTTAGTATTATTGATCTGAATGTTATCATAACATCTGTCATCGTAAAACTTGATTTCTTGTACTTTATCAAATTTATCATAAAGTACATGTTTCATAACTACATCTTGATATAATGAAATAACTTCTGCTTTCGAGAAACCATTTTTCATTAATGTTATAATGTAATTAAATAAGGTTGTATCTCTTCCTTCCCCTTCTTTTAATCTTAGGAATATTGCTTTATTAGAACCATAACACCATTTAGGAAGTAATTCAACTTCTTCTAATGAAGTACAATTTAATAAAGTTTGTTTTCTTAATTTTCCTTTAAATTTAATTACTTCATATTTAATTCTTTTTTCATTTATTCCGTTTCCCTTGCTATCACATATAAGTCCGCACCATATATTTTGATGGGTCCAGTCTTTGTATTTTTCAAGGTTAGTTTTAAATATGAAATGTCTACCCCTAGTTGTTTCTAACATCACAGTCTTTAATTTAAGATCATTGACTATCTCTAGAAACACATCCCCATAAGAACCATCATCGAAGTCTAGAAAACAATAACCACTTTCCATTATATAACCAATGTTGTCTTCTGTTTTATCTAATACTTCGAAACTAGATCCTTCAATAGTTTTTTGTTTAGGAGCTTTTGTTTCTAATAAAGGAATACATAATCTCTCTTCAAATATATTCTCCATGTCTACCTCATTATCATATCATAATTAAAATTCTTATTTCTCTTTTTTATTACCTCGCATATTTTATTCAAAGCATTAATGGTAGTATTTCTTGTTCCTCTTAAGATCATTGACATCATGCTTCTTGAAATTCCTGTTTCTTTATATAAGTCTGTATAACTAATCATCATTTCATAAATCATATTTCTTACTTTTGAAATATCAATTTCTTGAAGATCATTAAGTCTTCTTATATAATTGTATTCATTTAATGTCAAATACTTCCATGTTCTTCTTTTTATTTTAGATTTTATATAAACTAATTTGTCATCGTTTTCATTATATATTTGTTCTAATAAATTCAAAACATAATTTTCTTCTAACATTTTATTTTCTTCTCCTTTCATATTTAGTAAATAATATATCTTCTAATGGATCATTTAACCATTTTATAAATCTAATTAATAAGATTAATATACCAATGCAAGCAACATCAGCATCACTTATAATCATTGAAATTATTATGATTAAATTCACCAAAGCATTGTACCCCTTTTTATTGATCCATAAATTAGAAATTAAAATTATTAATAATACTATTAATACAAATTTCATTATTTCTTATCAGTAGAGCCAAAGCCATTAGCTCCTCTTTCTTCTCCAAGTTCTTCATCAGTGAAATCTACTAATATAATTGGAGTGACTACTAATTGAGCTATCTTATCTCCTGCTTTAAATTCTTTATCTTCATTAGTTGTATTAGTAACAATAGCATGTATCTCTCCAGTATAACCACTATCAATAGGAGGTATTTGTGATACAATTCCTTTTGATGCTAAACCTGAACGAGGATAGACATTACATTGGAAACCATCAGGTAAACATATTCCGAAACCTAATGGAATTTTAGCTGTTTCATGCGCTGGAATAACTAGATCTTCTAATAAGAATACATCAGCTCCAGCATCATTGTAGTGTGATCTTTTTGGAAGTTTCACATCTTCTTTAAATTTAATAACTTTTACTTTCATTAAAATACTCCTTCTAAATCTTTTCTATAAACATGTAGTGAGAACATTGTATGTGTAAATGATCCTACCGGATAACCAGTTAGTTCTGATACATATTCTAATAATTTAATTGCTAAATATACATCATTAGCAAAGTGTGTAGAAAAATCACAACTTCTCATAACATAATGCATATTTAATTTACCTTCTCTAACTT